GCTGGTGTCCAGGAGGGAACGATGGCTGGGGAAGAATCTTCGATTAATTTCAAGAGGAAAATCTTACAAAAGATTAAAGACCTCACAAATCACGGCAGACACGTAGAAGCACAACAACTTTATTCAAAGTATTTCGAAGGAGACAACAATGGCAAGAGTTGATTTACACAATTTCTTTCAGTTTTATGATGAAAGAAATCCTAACCATGTCAAGGCAGTTCAGTGGTTAGAAGATAACCTACCAGTCAAGTATCTAGAAGATAACGTAGATTGGGCGGAGATTTTTAGAGGAAAAAAGACTAGTGCTGCACCAGCCCCTGCCGCTGCTGCAGCTCCTGTAACAGGTGGCGATGATGTTCCACAAATTGGCATCAAATTAATTAAAGAGTTTGAAGGATGTCATTTAAAAGCATATCCTGATCCTCTGACTGGTGGACTTCCAATCACAATTGGTTGGGGTTCTACCCGTAGGAAGGATGGGTCACACTTCAAACTAGGTGATACTCTCACCCAACAAGAAGCAGATACACTTCTAATTGAACAATGTAAGAATGAGTTTCTTCCTGCCCTTCGCAAAATCCCACATTGGAGTGAAATGTCAGATGGAAAAAGAGGCGCTCTGCTCAGCTTTGCTTATAATCTTGGTGCCGGTTTTTACGGTGGTGATAACTTTAATACTATTACTAAACGCCTGAAGAATAAGGAGTGGGATTTAGTTCCCGATGCTCTTTATCTCTACCGCAATCCTGGTTCAAATGTAGAGGCAGGTCTTGCACGTAGAAGAAAGGCAGAAGGTGAAGCATGGAAAAAAGGATAAATAGTTAAAATCAATACTGATTCTTGATCTTAAATGGTCTGAATCTACATACCCCGAGTCCTCTGCGACTTGGTGAATACTTTACTTTTAAACAACTTTAGTTTGTTTCGTTTAGTACACACTGAGTCATAGAGGACTTTTTATGTCTTACGCTAAGAAGGCGCTTGTTTTAGCGTCTGCTCTTTTAATGGGAGCACCAACTGCATTTGCAGATACGATTTCTGGCACAGATTTTGAGTCTGGAAATACCTCAGGATGGAATACTGGAACTCAAACAGGAACATTAGACAGTACAATCACTGGGCAGGGAACTGGTGTTAGTGTTGTAGATAATCCAGTAATCTTCAATGCACCCTCTCACGGAGCAGTAGGAAGTCCAACTCTCCAAGATGGTTCTCCTAACCCATACCACGCACCCGCAGTAACACCAACAACTTGGGAGTTTGCTCCTTATGGGGATGCTGGTGCTGCACTACAACCAAATGGTCAACAAACATTTAATCAAGCAACACAAGCACTTGGATTAACATCAGCAGAAAATCAAGAAATAAAAACTCTTCTTCAACAGCAGCAACAAGCATCTGGATTAGGAAATCCAAATCCAACTGATGCTGCTTGGATTACAAAGTCAGTGACTTTGCAAACTGGAACAGTTTATACAATGTCTTGGAACTACATTGGAACTGATTATGTTCCTTTCAATGATGGTTCCATTACATCACTTGTCTATCAGGGGACAGGTTCATCTCCAACAGTAACAGTTAATAACCAACTTCAAAACTATGCATTACTTGGATTTACTAATCCAGGAACAGGTGACTATTCAACTGGAACTTATGGTTCTACTGGATGGCAGTATTCAACATATCAAGTAGGTGCTGATGGAGATTATCTCTTAGGATTTGCAGTATTCAACCTCGGAGACACTGCATTATCACCAGTTCTCTTAGTTGATAGTCAGCCTGGAACTACAACACAGAACGGTCAAGCATTTACACCTGTTGCTCCAAACAATCCAGATGCACCATCTGTTGATGAAGTAGCACCAACCCCAACTCCCGAACCAGAACCTACTCCTGAACCAGAACCTACTCCTGAACCAGAGCCAACACCAGAACCTACACCAGAACCCACTCCTGAACCTACACCTGAACCTACACCTGAACCTACACCTGATCCAACTCCAACCCCAGATCCCACACCAGAGCCAACACCAGAACCCACACCTGATCCAACACCAGAACCAGAGCCAACACCAGAACCACAACCACCAACATTATTAAACTCTGTTACTGTTCCTGCACCTGGACTTCCTGTTGTTGTCACTACTGAGGTGACTCATACTTCATCTGAGAAGGATGGAGTTCAAAAGATTAGAAGAGATTTTGCAACTACAAGTCAAACTCCTTTATTGCAGCAGGATACTTATAGCGATGGAACTGTTATAAGTTCATTACTTCTTTCTGTTGATACAAATAATACTCACGATGTTCTTTCTGGACGTATTGATCAACACGAAGTTTTAGATAAGATTGGTGGTGGATTACAAAACCTTCTCATCCACGAACCAACTAAACCTACCACAGATAAAGTAAGAGTATTCAGCAACAATTATTATGCTTGGTCTTATGGTGATTATGGATACACTGGTAAATCTCTGATTATTGGTGGTGGATTAGAAATTGATATCAAACCAACTTGGACTATTGGTGGTCAGTATAATAATGTCAATATTGATTTAGGTGGTGTTGATAGCACTTCTAATCTTGTTAAGAGTCATTATGGTGTGTTTAATATGTTGCGTGGAAACACACTATCACTTTTAACAAATGCTGGTTTCTCCCAGAACAAATATAATGTATCCAGAAATGTTCAGGGTATCTTTAATAATGAAAGTTCAACACAAGGAAAAGAGTGGTTTGTTAATAACAGATTATTCTGGCATCTCAATAAGAACGTAACTCCATTTGTTGGATACACTGTTGGTAATTATCAAAGAGATGGTTTTACTGAAACTGGTTCTATTCAGTCTAGAAGAACTGTAGATGCTATAAACAAAACTTCACATTCTGGTGAGGTTGGTCTAAATATTTCACATCGTTTTGGTGGTAAGAAGAAGGATTTATTCGGCATAACTGTCGGTGGTTCTTATGAAACCAGCGGAATGATTGAGGCAAATGCTTCTGTTGATTATAAGGAAATGGTAGTTATTGAAGGAATTCATCAAATTAATGATGGAGTTTCTAACACAGTAGTATCTGCAAAACTTAAATTTAAGTTCTAAAATCCTAAATATAAAAGACATCATCACAAGGACTGATGGATACGCCAAACAAAAGAGAAAAGTGTATGAGTACTGTTATTCGTATTGCGATTTTGGGTTGGTCTGCCGCTCTTCTTACTGCTAGTTATGCTGGGGCTCTATCTAAGATGGACCCCACTTTTATTGCTACTGTTTTCACCGCATCTGCTGCTACTTTCGGTATTAACACAATGAAGAAGGGTGGTGATGATGATGAAAAGAAAGAAGAACCACCACGTAGAGAAGTCGTAGTGGAACCTACACCAGAACCATCAGCACCAGAAGTTGCTGCTGTAGAACCAACTCTTGAAGAGAGAGTTGAAGTATTAGAAGGTCAAGTACAACCACGCACAGGTGGAGCATAATGGCAAAGTCTGCAAACAAAGGTAAGAAGGGTTCTGCTAATAATAAAAAGCAGAATCAGGGAAATGCAACTGCTAACAAAGCAAAGAATGGCGGCAAGAAAAAGTGATTGAGTTTGTGACTTTAACTATTGTTGGACATATGGTAGTTGGACCTAACTTATGCCAAACTGATTTTTTAGGTGATACGCAAATATACACATTTACATACCAATGCCAAGAGAATGGAACACTCCTAAACGAGAGTGTTGGAATGCTCCCATCCACAAAATACTACAAGCAATAGACAATCACACCCGTCTTTATATGGAGACGGGTGATTTTTGGCATGAAGAACAGGCCCAGATATTGAGGAAGTATGTAAAAGATTTGAAAATCTGGATACACAAAGAAGAAGGTTGGTGGAACGAATGAAAAAGTTATTCACCTCATTTGGTTTAATTTTATCATTATCATTTCCTGCAATAGCATCATCTTTAGCATCAAAACAACCTACAGTCAGACCTTATAGTGCAGAGGCAATGGGTTGCATGATTCTTTTAGAATGCACTGAGGGTGTAGAAAAACTTTCAGTGGATTCTGAATTACTAAAAAATCCAGACTTTGATCCATTCAGAGAGGAATTGAAAAGGATTATTACCGCTCTTGATAGTGTAAATGTTCCAGTTTATGTTGCCCCAGAAAGATATTTCACTCCAAGAACGGTAGGGTTATATAAACCAAACTACAATCGTTTCTTTGTTAATGAAACTCTTCTTAAAGATCCAAGAGAGTTTTTAGGAACAATGAGACATGAAGGATGGCATGTCGTTCAGGATTGTATGGGTGGTGGATTGCAAACATCCTTTATGGCTCAAGTCCATCAGGATAGTGAAATTCCTGCTTGGATCATGAAAAATACTAGACTTACATATGAATCAATGATGCAAAGTCGTGCAGTTCCTTGGGAAGCAGATGCAAACTGGGCAGAAGAACAGTCAAATGTAACTGCTGAAAAGATAGAAATGTGTGCTAAGGGTCCTTTATGGGATCAAATTCGTCCTACACCAATGACTATGGATTGGTTAATTGGATGTGGATTTATGAAACCACAAGAAGGTAAGTATCCATATTATCCAAATAAAAAAGTAGAGTATTGTACTGAAGGTAAGTATTGATGGACCAGTTCCCTTGGGGTGTTGTAATATTATTATCCTGCGGACTTGCCTTTACTGCATATATCATTTACTACATATTAAAGTTAGCAAACGAGGAGATGAAAGATGAAACATCTGAGTCTAATTCTATCAATCACAAGTCTGGGCATTAGTGCTGCTATTGGGGTAGGAGCATACATTACTTATCAAAAAGCACAGAAAATCTTAGACAATCCAGAAGCATTTGTTGGTGCTGTTGTAGAGAAGCAAGTTAATAAAGCATTTGAAAAATTACCCATTCCTAAACTAAATACTGAGAAGTTCAAATTACCATTCTAATGGATAAGGATCCTTATATCTACAGAATTAAACAAGTTCTAAAAGTTGTAGATGGTGATACTATTGACGCTGCTATTGATCTTGGTTTTGATATCTCCCTTACTAAGCGAATTCGTCTTGCTGGTGTTGATACCCCAGAGAGCAGAACAACTGATCTCAAAGAGAAAACACTTGGTCTTGAAGTTAAAGAATGGCTTAAAAAGAAACTAGAAGGTCAAACTGATATTATTGTAAAAACAGAACTCCCAGATTCTACTGAAAAGTATGGTAGAATTCTAGGACATTTGTTTATTGGGGATAAAGAAGTATCCGCAGTTAATAAAAAGAAGTCTGTTAATCAGATGATGATTGATGAAGGATATGCTTGGGAATATGATGGTGGTACAAAGAAGAAAGATTTTGCTTTACTGGAATCAAAAAGAAAGGCGGGCTGATAATTTCTTAGCAATCTTTTTCGGTGGGGCATAGAGACCTTTAAATCTCTCTTGCCCTTCTTTTGTAAACCTATCTTTTACTGGTTCATCAATAATAACTTTATTCTCTATTTCGTATAGAGTATTTTTTTCAATTTCATCACGAATATACTGTTCTACATTATCTGTTTGTGCTACAAGTCTTGTTCCTTCTGATGAATATTCAAATATATCAATGTGCCCTCCTTCTGACATTACATAATGTAGGACAGGTTTGACTTGTTTTATTTTAATCTTAAACTTATTCTTTGTCGCTTCTTTAATGATTGGTTCAGCAGCATTCTTTAATACATTGAGAACTGCTGTAGATGCCATAGTAGCAGCAGTAGTGACTACTGCGACAGCACCAGCCGTAGCAACAAGAGAAGGGTCAGGTAAATTAATATTGACTCCATAGACTGAAAAAGTTGGTTGAGGTTTATCTGCGGGAACTTCTGCAATAGGAGTTGGTGTTTGGGTTGGAGTTGTTTGAACTATCTGAGGCAACTGGGGGGCAGGAGTAGGATCTGGTAATCCTCTTGCTTTATCTTGTGGTGGTTGCTGTTCTTGCTGCTTTTGTGCATTTACAGCAGCATCAAACTCTGCTTGAGTGGGAACATTAATTACTGGATATTTAATTCCAGTATCTGGCATTAAAATTACAGGAAGTTCCATCCCACGAACAACGGGAACTTCTACATTTTTTGTGGCAGGTGGGTTGATAGTGGGGATAATACTGGGACCATTAACACCAATATTTTGCACTTGATTGGCATTAATTCCTATATTGGCAATTCTATTGGTATTACTTATTGGTTCTATTGGCATTTACCACATCCTCAACCTTAGGATATTTCACAACGACATCCGCACAAATTTTAAAATAAGGACTGTCTGGATGAAACATAATACCAGCCTTATATGCTTCACCACATTTTAATAATCTAACCAACTCAAAATCGAGTCTTGCTTTGTCTGCTTCGGCTTGTTGTCTGGATATTTCAACTCTTGCTCTTGATTTACAAATCTCTGTAAGACTTCCATCAAGAGGAAAGTTAAAACCCATTGAGAATCCAGCATTTCCTGTATGTGATTGGTATGCTTCTGGGTCTTTAGTTCCATTCAAATTTCCCATAATAAAAGGAGACAAACTCATCGTTGGACCTTGACAACTCACACCAGAACCAAAAGTATTCATAGCATAGGGACCTTGAAGCACTTGAACTGCTTGGTTAGTTACGTTACCAGTAGCAGATGCTGAAGGTCCTGCAATATTTGTATTTGAAGGTGCTTGTTGTGCTCTACCCGATGCTGTTAATAATAGAACTATTATTGGGTAAATACAGAGACTGAGTTTGTTGTAGAATCGGTTGTGGTAGTTCTTTCGATCCATGTTTCTTTTGCCACGCCAGGTCCAAGTGTTGTTTCACTAAACTGGAATGGAGCACCTTGATCCATAATGCTATAATTCGTTCCAGGAGCAGGTGTTCCTGGTATATTAATATTTGTACCTGTCACTGTATAAGACGTTCCAGTGGTATACTCTATTTGTTTGATTGTTTCTATAATCTCAGTATGAGATTCTGTAGTTGCTGTTATAGTGCCTCGGGTAAAATTGGGCACAACAGTATTAGCCATAGCGGGAGTACAAATGACTCCCGCTGCTAAAAGCAAGACGGGAGTTAGGTGTCTCATTTGAATACGCTCAGTTCAATACTACGTTGTGCTGTTGCACTAGTGCCAGGACCACCAGCAGTTACGGTAGGAACACCCGTTGGTGATAGTGTGCCAGCGAGTGTACCTTTATCTCCTGCTAACTGAGTAGTAGAGTTGCCATAAAGGTTGGGAGCAGCAATTGCTCCAGCACTAACCGACTGAGTGGTGACAGGGGTATCAGCAGCATTGAAAGTTTCTGAAAAAGTGAATGCTTGACCCGCTGTATTGATATCATAAGTTCCAGCACCACCTACACCACCAAATGAAGTTGCTTGAATATTTGTTCCCGATGCTGAGTATGAAGCACCGATTCTTGTTGATTGTACCGCAGCACCCTGAACTGATAATTGAACAGAATCAGTAATTTTTGATGTGATTTCAGACGCACTTACAGGAGTAATTAAGAATAACGAAAAGATAAAAGTTAATCTTTTCATTTTTCTTATCGTGATAGACACTGGAAGTATTTAGCAAAAATGACTTGACATCCTCAATAGACCGTAGTATGATAAATAGGTAAACAAATGTTACGGATTTCTCATAAATCTTAACATTGTTAAACACC